GCACCACAACAAATAGAAACAAAGCACACAATTACGGCAACAGCCAGCCAAACCAGTATTCCTAACATTAGTTATACTGTCGGTGCTGTGCATGTATATCAAAACGGTATACGCCTAGTAGATGGCACAGATTACACTGCCACTAATGGCTCTACTGTTACCTTAGAAACAGGTGCTACTGAAGGTGATCAAATTGTTATTGTGTCCCACGGTAGTTTTGAAACAAGTGATACAGTAAGTAAGGCATCTGGTGGTACGTTTAGTAGTAACGTAACAGTTAGTGGTAGTGTTACTGCAAATAGTTTAATTGTCCCAGATGGCTCAATACCTTTGGTTGACCTAGACATAGACGGTGGCACAGACATTGGTGCAGCCTTAGTTGATGCAGACTTAATGATTGTGGATGACGGTGCAGGTGGCACTAATCGTAAGGCTACCATGAGTAGGTTAGCTACTTACATGGGTGGTAAGATTACTGGCGGTAGTTTAGTTTATATTGCTTCTAGTGGGGCTATTAGTAATGCTGCAAGTGTATCCTTTACCCAGTTTGATTCTAGTAAATATGATCACTATCAGTTTTGGATTCAACAAGTTTTGCCAACTCAAGATGGTGCTGCTTTATACGGTCATGTAAGTACAGATGGTGGTAGTAATTATGATACTACAAATGGTAATTATCACTTTGATGTAACTGACACGACGGGTCTTGTTGTTTCAAATGCTATGGGAAATGACACAGGTGAGTCAGGCGTAAGTGTTATGTTTAATTTATTTGCACCGCACATGGCTGTGTACACATATAGTTATTCTTTAGGGGTAGCTATGCTAACTAACTCCTACGTATACGCCCAGTATCATGCTACAGCACATTTAGCAGCACAAGACACAGATGCAATACAATTTAAGATGAATGGTGGCAATATAGCCAGTGGTGAAATCGTAATGTACGGCATAGCTAACGGAACATAAGGAAACAGAATGTCAGGATATATAGGCGCAATACCTACTCCACAGGCTACACAAAGTCGGGACGTATATACAGCCACATCAAATCAAACTACATTTACTACCCAAGGGTACACGCCTGATCTTGTTTCTGTATATCTTAATGGGGTACACTTAGCAAGGGCAGACTATACAGCTACCAATGGGTCAGACGTTGTGTTGGCCTCTGGTGCTACAGCTAATGACACTGTAGAAATTGTAGCCTTTAGTACGTTTGAAACAGGTAACAGTGTATTTACAAGTGATGTAGTAGCTTCTGGTGCTACACTTCAAGCCACAGGTGACACAGCAGCAGGGGATGATGCAGCTATTGGTTACACTGCAGCAGAAGGTATTATCATTACTGGTCAGGGTAGTACTAATGATGTAACGATTAAGAATGACGCAGACGCAGACGTAATTGAGATACCTACAGGCACTACTTCCGTAACCATGACAGGCTCACTAAAGCCTCTGACATATCAAGAAACATATGTAGCTAATAGCACAGGTTCTACAACTACACTTGATCTAGCTACAGGCACATCCTTTTCTGTTACACTATCCGAGAACACTACTTTTGCATTCAGCAATCCACCTACAAGTGGTACAGCATACAGCTTTACTTTGTTTATTACTCAACCTTCATCAGCCAAAACTATTGCTTGGCCTAGCTCAGTAGATTGGGCAGGAGGATCAGCACCAGATGCACCGGGAAATAGTGAAGTAAACGGATACGGTTTCTTTACACGTGATGGTGGCACTACTTACTACGGCTTCCTTGGAGGGGCAGCACTTGGCTAAATCATTCTTCAATACAGGATTGTTAGGTGCGGCTGGAAGTAGTGGCGATCCAGTAGACGATCAGTTCAACCGTGTTAGTTTTCTGTCTCACTTTGACGGTGCTAACAACGGTGTGAACAATGCGTTTGATGATAGCAGTTCTTCTAACCACACAATCACAGCCAACGGCAATGTAACTCAAGGTAGCTTTGGGCCATTTGCTCGGCCTGATGGTAACTGGGGTTGGAGCTTTGATGGTGATGGAGATTATTTAACCGTTGCTGACAGCACGGAATTTGATTTCGGAACTGGTAATTTTACGATTGAAGGATGGATAAATCCTGCCGTTACATCTGGCTTTAAAGCAATTTTTTCCATTGGCTCACCAGTACAAATTTACAGTTACAACAATAGTATAATTGCTTATTTTAATGACGAAGATAACACAAGCTCTTATACAATTAACGGATTAACAGGTCCATCATCATCAGTCTCAGCAAATACTTGGGCGCATTTTGCTGTTGTGCGGAATGGAAATACATTTACAGCATATGTCAACGGTGTTGCAGGAACATCCGCAACGTCATCAGCCACTGTTGCTAGTTCTTCAAGCGCCCCTGCTATTGGGACGTATTTACCAGCCCCAACCACTTATGAGTTTAACGGTCACATCTCTAATCTACGATTAGTAAAAGGCACAGCAGTCTATACAAGTAACTTTACCCCATCAACAAGCAAACTAACAGCTATCACCAACACTAAGCTATTAACCTGCCAATCAAACAGGTTCGTTGACAATTCTGCTAGTGGTCACGCAATCACACCAACAGGCAATCCAGCAGTCACAGCATTTGGCCCATTCCTGACAGCAGTGTGTATGACGCAGCGGTAAACGGGGCGAGTGCTTACTTTGATGGGACAGCCGATGCTTTAAGCATTGCTGCTTCGCCTATCTCTGCATCTGGGAACTTTACGTTAGAGGGGTGGGTATACCCTAACACTACATCAGAATCCGGGGTTGTTGGACAATATCAAGGTCGTAGTACAGGCCGTATGATAATCACTACAAATGCTGGACTGTTAATATTTTTTCAAAACGGTGTAACGGGAGGTCAGGCTACGGTAGCCCCGAAGCAGTGGGCGCATTTTGTCTTGCAAAGAACGGGCAGCAACATAGCTTTCTATGTAAACGGTACAAGAATACTAAATAATTCTGCGGGTAATATAGCACAAGATTATCTTGTAATTGGGACAGAAGATGTAAATTCAGGCAACTACCCAAACACCATGGATGGCTATATTTCAAACATTCGTATTACATCGTCAGCAGTGTATTCTGAGGGTACATCTATAACTGTGCCGACAGCACCGTATACAACGGTTACGAACACAAACTTTCTGTTAAACATGGCAGATGGACAGGCGATTGATAGTGCTGCACAGAATAATCTGACGTTAGTTGGTACTGCTAAAACTAGCACTGCACAGAAAAAGTTTGGCACTGCGTCTTTGTTGTTAGATGGCAATAGTGACGGTGCAATTTTAAATGGTGATTCATTTAATGCTGGCACTGCGGGGGATTTCACTATTGAACTTTTTGCCAGATTTGTCGCACAGCAAGATTATATGGCGTTAGTCACTAACTGGGCAAATGGAAACAACGATTGGTACTGGGGATATTATGCAGCTAATGACGAGCTAAGATTTTACCCCGGCCCTAAAAGTTTTTCGTTTAGTGCAAGCAACGATACTTGGTATCATATTGCATTGGTGAGGACGCAGGGCAGTTTGAAATGTTTTGTTGATGGAACTCAAGTTGGAAGCACACAATCAGACGCCACAGATGTTCATCACTCTCCCTATATTCTTTTAGGTAAGCATGGCAATGGCGAATACTTTAACGGGTATATGGATGAAATACGTTTAAGTAATTTTGCCCGTTACACCAGCAATTTCACAGCACCGTCAGAACCATTCTTAGATAAAGGACAGTAACAATGAAGATAGCAAAACTAGATGGCAGCACTATAGGCGAGATAGCAGAACACAAGTCTCTGTTCCCCAACACTTCATTCCCTAAAGCTGGCCCTGATGCTGATTGGCTGGCGGCTAATAGTTGTGCCGAGGTCGTGGTGTTCCTAGCCTATGACTCAGCTACACAAAAGAATGAATCTGTAACACCTTATTTATCAGACGGTAAAGTATATACTCGCCGTGTAACGGATATGACCTCTGAGGAACGTGCTGCTGTAGTCACTGCTGCTAATGTTGAAGTAGCTACTCGTAACAGAGCAGAAAGAGATAAACGTCTAGCTAGTTGTGATTGGGTAGTAACTAAAGCATTAGAAGCTGGTGGCTCTATACCGTCAGCATGGGTAACTTACCGTACAGCCTTACGTGATATTACTACTCACTCTAACTGGCCCAACTTGGCAAGCCCTGACATGGAAGGCAATGGGGGCGATTGGCCTACGGAGCCTAGCT